ACTTTATCAAGAAAATCATTACCTGTTTCAGCACCCTTCAACATATCCCTTGCTTTGTTCTGTGTATCAGACGCTTCATCACCAGTTACAACTATCTCCTGACCATCAACAACTTTGACTACTTCAGAAGCAGGAGATACAAGACCCTCGGCAGTGACCTGTTCTTTAGATTCAATCTCAGTGTCTTCGATTTCTTTTTTTTCTTCTTTATCATCCTTCCTTTGCTCTGGATCTTTTTGAAGTTCCTTCTCTTCTCCGCTTAAAGCATCAGAGTTACCTGCTAATCCTTTATTTTCATTTGCAAGATCATCACTCGATTTATTTAATTCACCCGCTTGATCATCAATATCTTTACTCATTAAATTTGCTTCCTCTATATTTCCGTCTACTTTTTCTTTTTCAGAATCATAAGAACCTTTATCTTTAAATAAATTCCCTATAAAATTGAATACTGGTTTAAGACCCTCTACTATTTTTTCAAATATTGGTTTTACTTGTTTCATAATTTTTTTCACAGCATCTATTATTTCTGGAAGTGCCTTTACGATAATACCTCCAACTATTGCACCTACAAAATTAAATATTCTATCCATCAGACCCATAGATGATTTGACAGGAGATTTTAAATCAGGTTTTTTCTGTGTAGGTTTTATTGGTTTTTCAAGACCCTTTTCTTCTTGTTTTTGCTTTTTCTCTTCCGCTAGTTTTTGTAAAAAATCTTCTCGGTCTTTCTTTTTTTCATCAACAGCTTTTTTACCATCTAATAATACACTTTTGATATTAGTGACGTTAAGTTTTATTTTTTTTAATTCTGCTGTTGATGACATTAACTAATCTTTAAAATTTCTGGAGTGAGAACCATATAAGTATTAAATGGATTGACAGAGGGAACTTTCTCTACATCATTACTTGAGACTTGTTGTGATGAAGAAACCTCTGGTGTTGGTGCTTTAATTGGTGGTAAATCCATTGATACGATATTTACACCACCACTATCTCCCAATGTTTTAAGAGTTTCCTGTGTTCGATGCGTAGGCACAACATTTACAGCAGTTTTAAATTCTACAATTTCTGGGCCTTCTTCACCAACTAAAGTTAAACCAGAGGCATCTCCTCCAATTTTTCTCATAGTAAATTTCTCCTCATATTTTTTATCAATCTCATCCTCTTCTGCTATTACCAACTGTCTTGTCTCTTTCTTATATGCCTTAACAGCAGTATAATCCTTAGATAATTTCGCCTCTGCTTCCAATCTTTTAAGTTCTTCTTTTCTTTCACCTCGTATTCTCTTCTTAGCTGCTTTCTTCTCCTGCCTTCTTTCTTTCGCTGCTTCTTTGATTTCCTGATCTCTTGCCTTAAATTGATCTACTATTGCCTGTTCATCTGGAGTGAGTTCTTTATACTTTAATTTTACCATCTCTCCATCACGTTCCACACGATATCTCTCACCAAAAATTCCACTTATATGTGCTTTTTCAACACCTTGCTCTTTCATAAGTTCTCTATTTTCTTTTCTCGCATTTGACACGGTATCATCACCAAGTTTATCACCACGCAACCACTTAAATATGTCGGTGGCACCCTTTATTGCTAATATAATACCGCCTATGATTAAAGCGATCTTAGCAACAAGAACAGCAGCTGCTGCGATTGCGCCAATGACAGATGCAATTGCAGATCCAACCGCAACGATGGGAGCGATAATTCCAATTAAAGCGATTGCTCCTAGTCCACCAAGAACCCATTTGAAATGCTTTGTAATAAAATCAAAAACTCCACCTAACTTTTCAAAAATTTCTGGTCTTGCAAGAAATTTGAATGCAGCATTTCCAACAATTCCTAATCCCACTGCAGTTATAGCATCCATCAATCTTTGAAATATTCCTTTAACAGGAGACAAAACACCATCTGCCTTTTTACCTATTTTCTCACCAGTTTTTTTACCGGTTGCTTCTAATCCTTTTTCTTTTTGCTTCTGATCTTCTTTAGCAGC